CTGGATCTGCTTTTCCTATTAGATTTCCTATTTCATAAACTGTAAGCTTTTGCCTATACTGATTCTTAGGAAAAGAATTCATCAGATAAACGCGATTTTGTTTATTAAATAATGAAATATTGTTAATCGCCGCATTTATATTGCCATCTTTATTAAACGCGTCTTTTACAGCTTGCGTGTATTGAGCGGGAATTGGCTGCCTATATTCATCAGGCACATCAGACCCAATGCCAATAGCATCTAATTTGCTTACCAAATTATTAAGATTATCTGTACCCGCTTCATGTCGTTGTTGTGCAATTTGATTCGGATCACCAAAAAAACGGTGTTGTTCTGTTATAGAATGTTGCCTATTATAATCTAAATACGCTTGCGCACCTGCTGGCGTTTCTGCTATAGAATTCGCGTATTGATTGTTTTGCTCAATCCCTACAATGTAATTGTTAAGCCTATTTTTATGCCCTTCTTGCTCGGTACTTAACTTTTGTGTGCTCTTTAATACATCGAGGCGCTTCTTTAGCATGTTCCACGAAACACCAGCTTGAATATCACCTGTTGCGTGCGCTGTACCTGATTTGTATCGAAGCAAGGATTGTAGTGTATCAAGCTTTTTAACACCTGCTAATTGAATTGGAGCAACATAACCACCTTGTGACCACTTTGATTTGATATCCTCGTTGGTTAAATGCTCCAGCCTATGGTCTGCATGAAACATGGTGTCATGTGTCATCGGCAAATTGGCATTGCTAAATGGTTGGTTTGCATCGGGTGAGGCAGCATGCAATGCATTGACGTGACTGGCCGTTAAATTTTCATCTCTGTAGCCCTCAAGAATTATAGAGGCTCTATCTACTTCGTGTTCTATTTGTTTATGTAAGTTCGCGGCCTCTACTGCCGTTAAAATTCCAGCTCGCACTTGTCCTGCTAATGATTGATATTGAGCTTCAATCGTTTTTTCAGCCGCCTCTGGATTTAAATACAGACTTTTTCCTAAATCACTTAGCGTGCTATTAAAGGCTGATAACGTAGAATACTTAGCTGCCTCATTCGTCATCTGAATTGTTTTTTCTTGAGCCTTAAAGCTTAAGTCGCGATTAATGTCTTTTGTAGCCAAATCAAGTGTGACTCTATCCAGGCGATTTAATTTTGCTGTAGCCTTAATTTTATTAGTTGTCTGCTCAGCATTTTTAGCAATGATGTCCGCATGTTCGGGGCTTTTAAGCATTTCGAGTTTAGATTTTGATGACACATCATCTAACATTGACTTTGTTTGCAATAAATTTGTTTTGGAGGCTTCGGTTGCAAAATCCGTTACTTTTGTCATAGAACGTTCCGCAATATTACCTAAAACCTTTGCAATAGATTCATAGCCTTTTGCTTTGGAATTAACGCCCGATGGCTGGATAATGGGATTAGTTTCTTTAATCTGCGCTAATTCTTGCGTCATTATATGTCCTCAACTTGTGGTAATGACTTCGGTATTCTGTCGTAAACGTTGTAAGCGTTAAATGCGAGATTCGTGGCTTCTCCAAATAATTGAGCATGCAATGTATTTTTTACGTTTGCTTTTTCGGTTTGCAATCCCGCTTTTGCCAAATCTTCTTCAACTTTTAAATTGCTTTCTTTACGTCCGGCTAAATGAATTGTTTCACGTTGAATCGCATTAAAACTAGGCGATGCAAAAGATACTCCACGCGTGCTTAGTTGTACGGCTTGTCGCTGTAGAATTTTTTCTGTCATCTCAAGATTTTGTATGTTTTTTTCTTGATAGGATAATGTTAGCAATTGTGATTGCTGATTGATTGCGGAAATATTGGCATCCGCAGCTTCCTTTTCTGCTTTCGCTCTACCTATTGAACTAGCCACCGATACGGCTGCTAATGCCACCCCTGCTACTACTTGTCCCATACATACCTCACTAAATGACGGCCATATCAATTTCATAACCGATGGATAATATTTGCAAATCAAAAGGCGATGATTGGGTTATTACAATAGCCTCACTATCAAACCGATGATACCCTTCAAACGGTGCAAATATTGCCGTATCAGTCTTAGGAATCAGCGGCAACCCCATTTGTATTTCTCTAAAATTTTGATACTTAACAAGTTTACCGTTAATAAAAAAATCTAATGAGGAATAGTAATCAATATAAACTCGACTCAATGTCTTTTCAAATGGTGAACTTGTAGCACTATAAAATGGATACATAGGTATCATTTCAACATAGTACAACAGTCCAATTTCAATATTCCCTTGCAGCATTTCTGGATTATTTACAACAATTTGACCGTTTGAAACTAAATATTCGCCATAATCTTGACCATTAAACACGGTTTGCACGGTATAACCATTTAAATAGTCTAATTCAGTTACCGTACCGTTAGGAATCATTACATAGGTATTTGCACTATCTATAAAAACCCCTGTATCTAATCGTTCAATCGTGTATTGTTGCGTTAACGTGTAATATTTCAATAAATAAACTTGATTATTCACCGTTACAATATCGATTAATTCTACATTCTCACCAAATGTAAATGGCGTTAAAGCGGCTAGTTTGATTTCCGTTGCAAATTGAAATGCGGTGATTGTATTGTCGATGCTATTTAGAAGATAAATAAAATTGTCTTGTGAAACATCTGTTCCACGTAATAATGCTCGGCTATCTGGGTTTTTCATTAAGTGCTGGCTTTGTGGTGCAATGTTTGTCGATTTATAGGCTAATCCCACCCCGGTAAAATTATAATTAATTATGGCTTTTCCTGTCTTTTGTACAAAGTAGGTATCATTCAAATACGTTTGAGGTTTTAAAATTGGTGATGAACCGTAGGATGATTGTTGCCTGATTGAAAATGAACTGGGTGTTAATCCTACATCCTCATTTTGCGGACATGCAAATTCAAAGTTTGTCGTGAATATTTCAAGTTGCTTGCCACCGTTAAGCCATTCAATTTCGCCCGTATCGGTTTGGCCAATCGTGTAAATAATGGCATCGGTATCAGCCCCTGTTCCCACATCAAATGAAACGGGTTGATTAAGCTTGGAACCAAATACAGTAATTGGTAATAATGCAGTATTTCCAAACCACAATCTATTCTGGAAATACAAAACTTTCGATGGATATCCAAGTCCATATGGATTGTCTAAAGCATTTACCCATGCTGGCTGTCTTATTGCATATTGTGAACCTGATGTTGCATAACCTGACGTCATAAATGGTATTTGTATTGTTGCCTGAAATGTAACCGTATTTCCTGATTGACTTACTGTATTAATGATTGCGTATCCAATAGGGGCAAACTCACTTACTCCACCGCCAACAATCTCGCCACCTATCCACGCATTCGTATAAACCGCTCCGGCTGGCAATCCTGCGAAGGCAATTGTGATAATATTCCCACTTACACTTAAAGTAACAGTTGTTCCATTGTAATTAATGTTATTAAAGTCGTAAGAGGGTAATGGGTAAATATCCAGATATTGAAACGAAAAGGTGAGCGGATCGTAATTACTTACATAGATTCGGCCTGGCGGGTAGCTTGGCGAAGTTAAAATCAGCGTGTCATTATCCTGGGTATAATCAAGATCAAATAAGTCCGCTGCTGTATAATCTACCGGGATTGCCTGGACTAAATTAATATTGTCATTATTGTAAACAACTTGTGCGCCCGTGTAGGTTACTACAAATTGATCTAGGTAATTTATAACATCCAATTCGGTTTCTGGTACGCTAAATACATAAAAATTACCGCTTGCACCTAGAATAATATAATAAGCCCCGTTTTTATCTATGAATTCAAACATCACGGAATTCATGACCGCTTCATCCGTGGCATTGTAATAATAGGTTGTGCCTTTTCTTTTCTTAGAAAGTCCCGTTGTTCCCACTTCGCAATTTAATAAACTTTGAGCTGCTGTCAAATATTCGGCTACATCCGTTCGCTTCCAAGTTTCAATTGAAGCTTCACCTGCTGTAAAGCTTGTTTGCCTAATCATCTTTGACATAAATGATACCTTTATTGATCCTATGCCTTAACTAAAACATGCTTTTAGTTACAAATATATAAATTGCAGCCATTAATATTTTATTGTAGCATGCGAACGAGCCTAGGGTCATTCCCGAAAAACTGGCAACCTTACTAGTTCCGGCTCACCTTTGTTTAAGGTCACTAAAGGAGTGAATATGATTGATGAAAAACTTATTGAAAACGAAGTTCGTATTAGATTACTTGGAAAAATTGCTGCCGATATTAATGCAACATTTCGTCACCTGGACATTAAATTAGACTCTCAATTTAAATGGACGATAGGAATTATGATCGCTATGTTTGGTGGTCTTATTATTGCCAAGTTGATTTAATGATGGATTCTTCAGAATTCTACATTGATCATGAAGTACGAATTAGATTGTTAGAGAAAATATCTAAAGATACCAATCATTTATTACGTTGGATTTTAGGGGTTGTTATCACAATCGGAATTCCTGTATTGCTACATGCTTTTAATCTATTGTAATTAAACGAATGTAATGCGATCAAAATCGTTATATGGTGTTTGGAAGTGCGGATTTAGCATATCATCTTGTGTGATGGCTTTCGCTAATATCTTTTCATATTCTTTTTGCAAATAGGCTGCCAATTGAACGTTATTTGTCAATGTTGGGGCGAGTTTTGAGGCTGCATATAGCACTAACGATCTAGCAAATAATGGGGTATAAACTTCGGGAACTGCTTGGTTTACAATGTAATAATAACCAACGGGTTTGACTTGCGCTAATAAATAGCCGTCAGCAAACTCGTAAATTGGCCATTGTGAACCTGTAGCTTGCCACTTAAAAAAACGCCCAAAATCACCAGGTACTTGATAGGTATATTCATAATCAGGTGAAAAATTAAAAGTTAATGGCGTATTATCAAAAATGTATTTAACTAAAAATGACCAGTTTGCCTCTAAGTACAATTCCGACTCTAATTCATAGATTTTAGCACTTGCAGCCTGTGCGTCCGGGCTTTCTTCAGAACGAGCGACTTGTAACCGACCTAGTTCTGAAAGTGTTCGATTCACTAATTCCAAATGCGTTGGCATAGTTCCTCTTCATAAAAATTGGGGGATTTTAACCCCCCAAAACGATTATAGAACTGCGTAGCCAATCAACAATGTACCGCTTAAAGCTGTTCCAGCAGCATTATTGTTAGTAACATTCAATGTTGCAACGCCCGCACTTACATAGACGCAGCTTAATTGAATGCCGGGTATAGCGTTTGTGCCACCCATCAAACTTACTAAAATAACAGAGGTTGAGGTAATCTTGCTGTTATTGAAAGTTAATGCTGTAGTGGCAGCCCCAGCAGTTGTCAATGAAGCGGTTGTTAGTACCCCTGATTGACCATTTGCTGTGAATGCACTACTTGATTGCGTAGCATTCGCTTTAACTGTTAATACAGAACCCGTCAATTGACCGCCAGCTAAAGGAACCCCACCCAAGTTTGCAAGAGATGATGCCGCATTTGCTACGTCAGACAGATTGTTGCTAGCAATTAAATAACCGTTAGGATTGCTACCTTCGGCTGAAGTTGTTGCTACGTATGAAAATGTAGCCGCTCCAGCATCAGTATTTAACAGAATCGTTAACGAACCAGCTCCAGGTGTTACTTTTTCAATGTAGGATGCATTCGTTTGCGCACTCATATCTGCCATTACAATGCTTGATGTTGTGATGTTTGCGTCTGTAATGGTTACAGTCGCGCTACCACCCGCACTAGCATATGTTGCAGCGTAACAGCCATCTGCAACTAGCGCTGATGATGGCGTAATTGCCAAGTAAGAAATTACTGATACGCCTGGGTTTCCACTGCAAACCAGGGTCACTGTACCAGCGGCAACGGCAACCGTTTCAATCTTCACGGCCGTTGCTGCACTTGCAAAGTTTGCTACAACAATGCTACCAACCAGGATATTTGCATCGGCAATGACAATTGTTGCACTACCGCCCGCATACGAATATTGATTGACATAAACGCCCAAGTTCTGCAATGCGAGAGAACCAACAATTGAGAAATACCCAATTGTAGAAACGCCTGCTGTTGAACTATTAATTACTGTTAGCGAACCGTTTCCAGATGTAACTACTTCCACATTTCCTGGTGTTGCAGCTACAGGCCAACGAGCAAACGCAATGGATGCCGGAGTTACGAGCGCATCGGAGTATGTTGAAGTTGCTGATGTTGTTGTTGAAGATGCCGTGGCCGAATGAAAACCAAGAGCTGCCAGTAATTGCGCGCCACTTTGATTAAGGTTAGCGGGTACTAAACTCCAATTCATTGACGCTGGATTATAGCTAACTTTTAATAACGTTAATAAACTTGATTCCTCGGTGTTCAAAGGAAACTTAGACGCATCGAGATAGTTTATGTAAAACAAATCGTTTTGTTTTATTTTAGCAGAAATATCATTGAGATATCCTGATGCTGTAATAGTGGCATAGGAATCTTCAGTGCTTGCATAAAACTCATTTGGCGCGGTGCTGATATTACCTTCAGTAATAAAGCCAAGCGTTTCAAAATTTGACATGATGAATCACTCCTTATGCGTTGGCAACGTATGGGTTTTGGGTTTCAATTAACGCAATACCATTGTACTGAATGACGTTTGCGCCGGAAGTTAGGACTGTTAGCAATTCCCATCGGTCATTTTGTGGAACCCAAGTAATACTCGTGGACACGTCACGGTTAAATATTTGAACCATTGAATCCATGTGCACCAAAGGTGTCATATAAGTGTCTACGCCTGCGGCTACTGTAAACGGAATCGTGTTGATACCATTTGCGCCAAGCGTACGGATGTCCACGCCAAGGTAAGAAGTCAAACGGTTATCTACTAAAGGCCTAACATCGTTATAGAAAATATTAACGACTCGGTCATCATTCAACATGGATTGTTTGGTAATTGCTGGCAACCAGAGCGAACATGATTGATCCATCACGTTTACGCCTTGATTTTCAAGGTACGATAATGCTTCAGCAAGTTTGCCTTCGTTCATACCAGTATTTACACCAACGTTGTACGCTACTGTAAAAATAGTACTAAAACCGATTGAGGTATAAAGGGCATTAATCTTAATGTAATCGACCATACGAGCAGCAGCTAACGCATGCAACTTAGCATGGTCAACGATTTTGTCGTAAGCAAATAGAGTTTTTTCACCGCCACCAATAACAGTTTTGAGTGCATAGTTATAAGGGATAATCATAACGTTGGTTGAATCTACAGGTGTGACGGGAATATCCACGGGGGCATAGGTTTGGTTTTGCATCTCGATAATATCGGATACAGGAACGTTGGTAGCTTCACCCGTTGTACCGTGACGCTCTTCAATTGTATCAGCTAAGTACTGATGATTTTGGTAACGTATTGTTACCTCGGTGTCGAACAGTTGTGACGCTGTTGCAAGATCGATTTGATCAGCCATGATTGCGTACCTCAATAGTATAAACAAATACACGCAACAAGCGTGTGCCTATCGATAACTATTGGGTTACGGGTAGCCCGGCCAATATTATGTTTGATCGCAAGACGTAAGGTTGCCTAAATATTAACACCTCACTCCATTACGACGTATCTAACGGCCAAGTTTGAAAACGTCTTAATGGATTACCGGAGTGCGTTTAATAGGGCTTACTTTAAACGATACTGTATATTATGTGCTTTAAGTTTGTTTTGTCAAATTCTCAATATTTGAGAAAATTCTTTCTCTCTCTTTTATGACATATTCTTCAATCACCAAATAAGAATCAAACAGTTCTTTGCCTGTCTTCATGTCTTCAAAGCATTCTTGTATTGATGGATAATTTCGACTAATTATTTCGTGAAAAACTTGATTTTGATTTTGAAAATTTAAATTGTGTAATTGAATAACCAATTTATACATTGTTAATTCCTGCTTGACTCAAATCTTACTTTTTACGTGACACATACTAATTACCTACTAATTTCTACTGAATTAGTATCAATAGAAACCAATTGTCATTTGATATCAATTGATATCAACGATAGGTTGCAATCACGGGTTTCATCCAAGTTTGAATATTTTGCCAAAAAACATCGCGTGGTGTTGTCGAGAATGCAGTATAAGCACTTAAAATTCCTGTTCCTTTAAAGACTGAAATATTATATTTCGTACCATCTTGTGAATTAGTTACTTCAAATCTGTACATTGGGTACATTGACCGTAAATTTGATTTAATGTAATTAACAATTTCTTGACTCATGATTTACTCTTGTTTAATTAAAAGTTTCACGCCATATAAACTATAAATTGTGGGTATAAGCGAAAAGTTAGAATATTTTTTTTGTAAATACTCATCACTCTGCCATAACTCATTGATTAAATCTTCATACTCTTTTATTGTTATAAGAAACTCACGTCTTCTATTTTGACTTGCTTTTTTTACTAGAGTTAGCATGCTGTTATTGCTTAGATCCATTCTTATTCCTTAGCATGCGCTAACCTCGAGCTTAATGAAATATATTTTTTCTGGGCTTCAACGCGTGCACGTCCTCTTGACTTCATCATTACATCGCGGGCTTTTTTGATATCTTCATGTGTAACATCATTGTAAGAGCCAACACTAACATTGCCACTACCGGGTACTGATGAATTTAACATTTTAGAGCGTTGGTCTAACAATTGACCTCTTAAATCTTTGTCCTTAATAGCTTCTTTTAACATTTGATCTGCGACTTTATCGGGATATGTTTTCTTAAGAAAGTCTTGCAATAAATTTAAGTTATCAGCACCTACTTCTTTCTTAGCATTTTCAAACGCTTCAAGCTTGGATTTAACTGTTTGAGTTTGTGCTAATGCTAGCTTTTCAAATTGTGTTTGAGTAAGTCCACTATTTTTAGCAGCGTGTTTTAATTGTGCCACGTCATTCTCATGCAATGTGACGTCTGCTGGAATTTGATAGTCATCAGGAATTTTTGTGGCATCCTCATGCCTCTTTTTTAAATCCTCATTTTCCTGAAAGACTTTTGCAGAATTGTTATAGCCAGCCTCTAGTTCTTCAACGGTTTTAAATTTACCCGCATAAAGTTTAGGAGGGTCGATTGGTGGAGTTGTTGGATCGGTCATTTATTCACCTTTTCTGCATTCAATACAATTGCTTTAGTGCACCACATTAAAGCTTGTTCCAAATTAGTATGAGCCAAATTCATTTCTCGCGAACACACATTTCCAAATAGTAACTCAAGTTCCTCTGCTTTTTCTTTGCATTGGATTATTAATGCACTATCCAATTCGCTTAATTTTTTATATTCTTTTCGAAAAGTATCAGTCATTTATTTTGTCCTCTAATTCTTCAATTTGTTCGCCTATGTCTCTTGTTATATCTGATAATAAATCCTGAAGTTGCAAAAATCCATTTTGTAAAATTTTTATTGTTTCTAACTGCACTACTTTAATTATTTTATCTTGTGTCATTTTATCATATCCTCTAATTTCTTAATCAAAGCATCAATTACTTCGTTTTTATC